TACTATTCTATCGTCTGCTACTTGTGGTTTCTCCGCTTCTTCAATGTAATCTAAATCATCCCAATCGTGTTTTATAGCATCAAGACCCCATTCTTCTAACTGCTCATACTCAAATTGGTTGCCGAGCAAATCCCAATCCCATTCTCCAAAACCTACGTTGTCTTTAATTATGAATTCTTGTTGTTGCTCTTCTGTTAAGTCATCTGCTCTAACAATAAACACTTCTTTCAATCCTGCTTCTACTGATGCTTTGTATCTCATATTGCCACCGAGTATAACATTTTCATTGTTTACAACTATTGGTCGCAGTTCTAACATTTGAGGAAACTCTCTTATGCTTTTAACAAGTTTACTAAATTTGTAGTCTTTAATTATGCGAGGGTTTTCAGGATTTATTTTTACTTGACTTAAACTTACTTTTTCAACTTTCATAACTATATAACGATATTTTCTTCTAATTTTATAACTAATTCTTTTTCAAGTTGTTCTGCATAAGCATCTAATACATCTTGGTGTAATTCTTCTATTACCTCACTCGGTAATCTTGTAATAGTATTTTTTATGTATTGTATCTTATCTGCATCTTTATCAAACCAACCAACTACTGCTCTTAATACTTCATCTAACTTTGGATTGTATTTTGAGTATATAGGTTGATTTTTTATTGAATGGTGTATTGTAGCGTGATTAATCTTCCACCCTGTATGTTCATAGATAAGTTTAGATATCTCTGTTAAACCTTTCTTTTCAAACTTATACAAATAATACATTAATGTACCTCTTGCTTCAACGTATTCTCTTTTTCGTGTTTTGTTTAAAATTTCAAATCCAAACTCTTTTTCAAATATCCAAACTATTTGTTCAAATTGTGTCATAATGTTCCTGTTATTACGTAATCGTTTACTTCTACTTCTTTGTTTAAAAAATATTCTTTATAAGTTCCTATTGCTTGTTTTACTTTTTCTTCTCCGCTTAAATAAAAATCTAAACTACAATCCCATATACCAATATCTAAAGTACTTTTGTCTACAACTAAAAATTTAAACTCGTAAAATTCTAAACCAAATAAGTTACAATACAAATAAACTTGTATATCGTAACCATACTTCTTTGCACTATAAGGAAATGCCTTGATATCCGCAGTCGTCTTGATGTCGCAAATTCCTTGCTTACTCAAAATATCTGCTTTCCCTCGAAATGGCATACCTAATACCTCTCCAATAATTGGGACTTCATATTGACTATCTCCTAATAATCTTAATGCTTGTTCATTTTTTAATATAGCATCAGCTAATCTTTCAGCATCACTTTTTTCTTTTGCGGTATATACAGTACCATATTCTTGTACCGCTTCTTTATACACCTTTGCATTTTTACTTTGTACGTCTACAAATATTTGTTCGTGAAACTTTTCAGGCTCTAATAACAAACAATGTAGCAACCAACCGTCTCTCAACCCTTGCGTAGGTTTGTTACCATATGTTGTAACATAATGATATTTTTTTGGACTATCATATAGTAATTTTATACTACTACTGCTTAACGCTATTTGGTTAAGTTCTCCGTAGTAAAACTCATCATCATACATTTTAGTGATAAGTTTTTTTCTCTCATACTCTTTTTGGTCTAATAATGTTATCTTATTCAAGGTCATAATCGTAACAAGTTTTTGAGCAATACGTTTCTCCGTTTGTTTCTGTATCGCAAGTTCTACAATAAGTTATCTCGTCAGGTGTGTCTATATAATGCATAATCTAATTTTACTTAAAGATATTAAATTTTTTTAATTTATCTTCTAATTCTTCTATTTTTTTTTCTGCTTTTCTCGCCCTTTCAATTGCTCTATTTTTTGACAATCTATATTCATCTAAAGACTTGTTATATGCCCACCTATCCATTTGAAGTCCGTTTACATAAAACGCTATCTCTGTAATAGCTTTTGACATTTTTTGCAGATTATCGCTATCATTTTTCTTAATCGCATCTAATACCATTTCTGATAACAATGAGATATTAGAATAATAACACATTTCTTTTAAGTTCTCTATCTTTCTATTCATAGAATAAATCATAAGGACTATTTAAGTATGGCATCAATAACTTCATATCTTGCCAATCTCCATACTTTATTTCACTAACATATTCTAATTCTTCTAAAGCATTTGAAATTTTGGCTACTAATTGAGGATACCTTGTATTCTCGTAAGATAACTTTGCTTTATGCTCACCTTTTAATCTGTCTATTAATTTCATATCTATTATTTTAATAATTATCTATATCTAAAGATAAGGTAAATCAAACAATTATCAAAATTTTTTAATAAAAAAGTTAAAAAAAGTTAATTTTTCTGTACAATACTTGCTATTTCTTCTGATAGTAGGTAAATTTCTTTAGTTACCTTTTGATTATTCCAATATGAAGTACTAGGACAACTTTTATTTATTAATTTCATATCAGCAAGTTTGTTTAACCAATACCAATAATTTCCTTTTGGGTCTGATACAAAATATATTTTTACTACATCATTAGGGAGTTTCATTAATGCTTCATACTTTTTTTTCTCTAACAATTTAGTATCGTAATATTTTTTTCTAAACTTAAATTCAATTACACATTTCTCTCCTTTTGGCGTATATCCTTTTGCATCATAGCATAAGTTTTGGTCGCCTACCCATTCTAAATTCCAATCATCAAAAGTGTTTAGTAATTTAACTAACGCTTTCTCAAATTTATTTACTTTCTGTATTTTGTTCATATATGTCGTTCAACTGTGCAATCCAAGTTTTTATTGTTTTAGGGTTACAAGTGCAAGGTTTATAGTATCTGTGATTATAATACTTTGCGTGTAACCTACAAATTAACTCAAATTGTTGTTGAGTAATTTTATTGCTTAAATTATTAGTAAAGTTATACCAATCTAATCTATCCACTTTTTCCATTTGTCGTCTAAATTAATTTCAATATCGTTCCATTCATCTCTACGCTTATCACAACCGCAGTCCTCAATACCATACCATTTGGTAATTTTTTTTACAAGCCAACGTATGCCTGTATACTTTGTAAAATAGTAAACTAAATCTCCTAATCTCATAACAGTTCTTTTATAGGCAACAATATGCCTGTTGATGTATTATTATCTCCCCCTTTGACATCTCTGTTAGTGCCAATATATTTTCTACACTTTTCTTTTAATATTTTAGTAGGTAATAAATGCAAACTATCTCCAAATGCAAAACAATAATAATCTGCTTCGCTTTTTGAAATACCACTTTTCTTTCCTCTCGACTGATACTCTACAAAAACATTTCCTGTTTGTAATGCTTGTAAGTCATACTTAACTTCAATTTTTTTATTAGCAAATATTTCTGCTAACTCTTTTTCTTTAACTTGACCTACTTCTAAATCATATCTAAAGTCGCTATTGTATTTCATTTTTGCATTTTATTTTTTAATAGCTTTTCAATCTTGTTCTTTGTTCTATATATTGAATAGTAATCAATTCCTGTTAATTTGCTTAACTCTAACATACTATATCCTTCAACATATATCAATTCGTAAATTTTTCTGTCATATAAGTGCCAAGATTTTATTTCTTCCTGTATAACATCAAGTTGTTCTCTATATTCAAAAGACGAGTAGTTCGCAGTTGGCTCAAAATATTCTTGCATTGATACATTAATATTTTTTTTCTTACACTTATCTAAAAATAAGTTTCTTAATACTCTGAAAATAAAATAATGATTTACTTCGCTTTCATTAAACATTAGCGTTTTGTCGTACTTGCCTTTCCAATCATTAATTTTTAAATACATATCTTGTACTAAATCTTCTGCATCATCATCTAACCCAAATGATTTAGATATCCTCAACCACTTATCGTGGTCTTTTGCTATAAGTGTTAATACGCTTACCAAAATGTAAATCTTATTCCAATTAAACTTAACAAGAACATAAACTCTGTTCTATCTTCATACTCTGAATAAAGTAAACCAAAAGCACAACCGCTAACAAAAATAATATCAATTTGTAGTCCGTTCATCTTTTACTACTTTATCAATTAATGCTTGTACTAAAACACTTAAATTAGCAACTGCTCTTTCTAATTTTAATAATCTCTGTTCTTGTGTGTATTTTTTCTTTTTCATTAAAAAGGTATATTTGACTGCTCTCTAATTGGTTTTTCTAAAATAGCGCAACCCTCTATTTCAAACCCTACATTACCAATCAAACTTTTCATTTTAATCGGCTCGTCTATTGGAGTAGGTCTACCACCTGTTTCAATCTCTTTAACTTTTCTAACGTGAATATGATTAATCATCCATTCCGTTGGGTGTTGTATATATCTATGTATAACAATGAAATCATCTGCCCTATTCACAAACTTTCCTCCGCCCTCTACATCACTTGCCATTGGTGGTATTGGGTGTCCTACGTATTCGTGTCCTATTGGGTGTTTTATTCTCAAAGCATTTGTATTAGCGTGAGTATTCAACCATACTGTTATATTATTTTTTTTAGCAAACAATCTTATCTCTGTTGTCGCTTGATAATCATATTCGTGCCCTCCTAAACTTTTACTCATTTCAGGGTCTTTTATTAAACTATTATAAGGGTCAATCAGCAATCCGTGATAATCCCAAGCACCTTTTATAGCATTAGCAAGTTCAATTAATTTTCTATATGTAAACAAATTTGAACTATCAATAATTTTAAAATGACTATTTATAAATTCTAAATGTTCTTCAAACTCTGTATCTTGTATTTTATTAATTGGTTTTTGCTCTAAAAACTCTAACAATTTTCTTACAATACTATGTGGCTCATTTTCGCTACTAAATATCAACCAACGCTTTTTTAATCTTTTAGCGTAAACTAACATTAGATATAAAATAACTGTCGTCTTACCAACATTAGCGTGTCCTAAAACTACATTAAAATTACCTTCTTTAAATCTTAAGTAGTCATCAATTTGAGGTACATCAATTTTCTCTCCCTCTTTAATTTTTCCTGACCTTATGTCAATTAATTTGTCTTTTAAGTTTTGAAATTCTATTAGCATATTACTTTGTTTATATAAATGTATTAAAAAAATTTAATAAAAAAAAATTTTATAAAAAAAAAGGATACTTTTTTCAAGCACCCTCTTTAATTTTGGTTAGTTATTTGATTAAAATGGTAAATCTGCAGGTTCTTCTCTTTCTGCTAAATGGCTCTTAACAGACACTTCCTCTTTT